TAATACAGATTCTTTAGATAAGTATTGTTTAATCATAAAGACAGTATCAACAGGAGTATATATTCAAATAGATAGAATGGGTACAGCATCTAGTTATTCAACAACATTAACTACCGATATACCTAGTGGATCCACTGGATTAAATTTTGGAGCTTATATTGTAGATACAACAGGTGCTTCAGTAAATACTGGTTTCGATTGGTATGGAACATATATAAAAGTTTAATAGTATGAATTATTATATATCAAAATACGGAAATGTTATAAAAGTTGATTTAGGAATAGTGATATTAGTTCCTATGGACGAATCATCTATTGAGTATCAACAGTATGTACAATTCCTTATTGAAGGAGGAGCTGTTGAACCTAGTAATATAACAACTCCAGAGGAAGAACTGACATTTAATATAGAAAAAGAAACACAAACCTATTTAAAAAGAATTGCAGATGGAGCAAATGCAATATCAAAATTTTCGGCAGAATTAAGAGTGGCTAAATTAGCAGGGACAATTAATGAGGAAAGTCATAAAGTAATAGATAAAGCATTAAAACCTGTAAGGGATGAAGTATTAGCTGGGCAGTGGATCTCGGCTAAAGACGAGCTTATTTTATTAGGAACGGATATTATAGGGCAACAGTTGTATGGTAGGATTTACAATGAATTACAAACTTACATAGACAACAATTACTAATGATTCTATTTTTAATAGCATACATATTGATATTGCCTCTTACTATTATAAATTTTTTTGTAGTAAGAAGCAAGGGGTATTTTAAGAGCACGGCAATAAACATGGATATGTTTGGTAATCGTGAATTTAGAGCTACATGGAATAAATTTTTAATTACCAAAGATGGCTATAAATTTGGAGACCCAAGAGAAACCATTTCTTCTGCTTTAGGTAAAAACAAATTAAAAGGAACATTAACAAAAACAGGTAAAGTTTTGTGTTGGATTCTAGACACTATAGACAAAGACCACTGTATTAAATCAATAAAAGTATTATGGAAAACCAGACGCCATTCAAAACGCTAATGATGCTTGTACTAAATTTCTTTATAAAACTACCAATGGTATTTAATAAAGACTTTATTAAAGCAAGAAGACATCTGCACTATAGCTTGACATTTTTAATAATGTTTGGATTATTTGTATTTGCTAAATTTTTTATGCAGTTTACTAATATTCCAGTAATACCAACAATAGTATTTGGATGGCTTGGCGGATGGATGATTAACGCTTTAAGAGAAGGATATAGAGAAGATAAATATGATTATCCTTTTGATTGGCTAGATGTATTCGCGGGGACATGGGGTGGAATTACGGCTTCTATAGTATACATGATAATTTTTAAGTGATATATATGAGTAAGCAAACTATAGATCAATTAGTGAACAAATGGGTTAGCCGTAAGTTATTGGTATTTATAATAGCATGCATAGGGCTTTTCAGAGCAAATTTAACATCAGAAGATTGGGTTATAATAGCCTCAATATATATTGGATCCGAAAGTGTTATTTCAATAGTAGAAAGATTAAGTAAATTTAAACAATCAAATAGTATAAATAATGAATATTAATTTAAAAAGAAAAATTTTCACAGACGATTCCACTATAGGGGAAATGTATATTGATGGCGAGTTCTTTTGTTTCACTTTAGAAGACAAAGTAAGGCCAAAAAAGATACAAAATGTTACAGCCATACCGGCTGGCAGATATGAGGTGGTTATAAATTTTAGCAATAGATTTAAAAGATACATGCCTCTTTTGTTAAACGTGCCAAACTATTCCGGTATTAGAATTCATAGTGGGAACACCTCAAAGCACACAGAGGGATGCATTTTGGTTGGGGATATTTTTACTAAAGATTTCATAGGTAATTCTCGTAAAACATTTTTAGCATTAATGAAAAAACTAAGAAGCGTAGAGAAAAAAGAAAAAATTATAATTGAGATTTCATGATAAATATATTTCCATTTATTAAATTTTTAAAAGAGCAATGGTTAGGTTCTTGTTTAATAGTTCTATGGGTGCTTTACATAATCTTTTCACAAAAGACCCTAAAAGACCTAGAGAAACAAGCGGAACAAACAAACAAAGTTATAATTAAAGAAAAGAAAGTAATTGACACTTTGTATAAAAATAATACTGTTATAGAAAATAAAATAAAATATATTGAAAAAGTAAAATATGATACGATTAAAAATATTGACACTATGTCTGCTAGTGAGCTTCAAAAGTTTTTCACAGACAAATACGGAAAGTAAGGTTGTATTATCTGAAACGGTATCCCGTGAGGTAATAAAAGACTTAGTAGCAGGTGATGCCTGTAAAAAAATATCAGCATTAAAAAGCGAAAAGATAAAAAATTTAGAAGCAATAATAACGTCAAAAGACTCTATAATATCTGCTCAAGATAAATATATTGACACTCAAAATGAAATGCTTGATAAGCCCCGTAAAATACAATTTCATGGGTTTGTTGGTATGCAAGGTAGAAGATTAAGAACAGAGTTTTTAAATTTTTATGCCAGGGGCATGATGTCGATTTACAAAGTTAATGTTGGTTTGCAATATACGCTAATAGTTAAAGACAGTTATGCTTTTACCGCTTTTGTGGAATATAAACTCTTTTGACTAAAAACTGTTAATTTCACGTAATAATACTTCTATAAAATATAATCAAATTAAATAATATGGCAGATGCAATTGTAAAAAACCTTAGCTTTGGAGAGGAAGCAAGGGAAAAAGTTTTCAAAGGAATAGACAAGCTAACGAAAGCAGTTAGTTCTACACTTGGCGCTAGTGGTAAATGTGTAATGCTGGAAGATGGAAAAGGCAACCCGGTCATAACAAAAGATGGTGTAACTGTAGCTGATAGTATCATACTATTAGATCCAATTGAAAATATGGGAGCTAGACTTTTAAAGGAGGCTGCTCGTAAAACAGTTAAGCAAGCCGGAGATGGAACTACCACAGCTACTATATTAGCGCATGCAATTTTGCATCGAGCAAATGAATCAAAGAATAACGATAGTTTAAGGCAACTTAAAAATGGTATAGAAAGCGCTGTCGAAAAAGTTGTTAAGTATTTAGAAGATACTACAATACCGGTAGAAGGAGATATGCTTTATCAAATAGCTACAATCTCTGCTAATAATGATACTGAACTTGGTCAACTGATTGGAGATGCATTTAAAGCAGTTGGAACAAACGGTGTTGTTATGATGGAAAAAACAACAGAGCCTAAAACAGAGATAGAGATAGTAGAGGGAGTACAGTATGATAAAGGATTAGTTAATGCTCACTTTGTTACTAGGCCAGATATTAAAGCTGCTGAACTAGAGAATCCATTAGTGCTAATAATAGAATCTCCAGTTGATAACATCAAACAAATACGTTCTATTTTAGAATACGTCATTGAACAAAAAAGATCATTGTTGATTATTGCAGATATGGAACAACCTGTAATTGCTGCGTTAGCGATGAACAAGGTTAAAGGCAATTTAAAAGTAAACGTGATCAATGCTCCTACTTATGGGGTTAATAAAAAAGATACTATTTATGACTTAGCTATGTTAACAGGGGCTACAGTTATAAATGAAGACTTGGGTGACGATATGGATCTTATTCAGCCGGAACACTTAGGGAACTGTTTAAAAAGCATAACCTATGATCAAGAAACTATCTTAAAGATACATAATCAAAATGATGATGTACAAAAGTTAATTGAGGCTATAAAAGATAATATATCAAAAGCTACAAATCCAAACGAAATAATTAGGTTGGAAAAAAGATTAGCCAGATTGTCAGCTAAAATTGCGGTTGTTAAAGTTGGTGCAAATTCAGATGTTGAATTAAACGAAAAAAGCGATCGAGTTGAAGATGCAATATGCGCAACAAAAGCAGCCGTAAAAGAAGGTGTTTTAGCTGGTGGAGGTGTAGCGTTATATAATGCTTCAAATTTAATAGAGGCACAGTCTGAAGGAGAAAAAGTATTACTAGAAGCTATAAGAGCTCCTTTTTGGAAAATACTTGACAACGCCGGCATCGAAGTTATTAGCGATGAAATAAATTACCAAGATGGGTATGGCCTAAATGTTGTTACAGGTGACTATGTTCAAATGGTTGAAGCGGGTATAATTGATCCAGCATTAGTTACAAAATGTGCATTAAGGAATGCAGCTTCTGTAGCATTGACAATATTGTCAACCGATTGTGTAATCAATAATTTAAGAGTTGATGGAAGCAATAGGTAAATATGTAGTGATACTTCCGGAAAAAGAAGTAGCACTTAAAAAAGACAATAAAGGTCTTCTAATTGATAAAAAAACAAAAGAAGATATAAGATATAGGAAAGCAGAAATTATTGCGATAGGGTCGTTGGTTACTGGTTTAAATGCGGGTGATAAAATATTTTATGATAGCATAGCCGGGCATCAAATGGAAGGCGGTAATGAAGATTTTAGGATCATAAAGATTGATGATATCGTTGTAAAGTTATGAGGCGATTAGAGGCTAGTGATCTTAAAAATAATAATGTACTAAAGCATTATCGAATAATTCGTAGATGGGCATGTAGAAATAATAACCTAGCTGATGCTGATTTAGAGTTGCTAATATATTTTGATTGCTTAGAATTTTTTACTAAACAAGATTATAAAATCGGTACATACGCTTACAGTTGGGATAACAAGCGCTGGAACAATTTATTAAAAGAAGGGTGGATTGTAGTATGGCGAAATAGAAACCGTACGACCCAAAAATATAACATATATAAAGTTTCATTTAAGTGCAAACAACTGATAAACCGTATATATCGAATAATGCTTGGAGAAGAAGAAATACCCACAAGCAAAAGAAGAAACAAAATAATGAGGGGTAAAACATACATGGACTCACATTTGATAACATCTATAGAAAACGTAAATAAAGATAACGATTATGATTAAGAACACCGGAGATATGGCAAATGCCACTGTAAAGATGGCTCCAACAAAACCTACTGTTAATGTTCCATTAACTGGCCAGGTTGATCCTAGAATGTATAACCCGGGTGTTAAACCATCAGGTGCTCCTGTGCCATTTAACACATCAGCCCAACAAGCAATGGTTAATATGTATGGATCTCCTGTAGAAGGCTCTTTTGACAGAAGAATGGCTACTCCGAATCCACCTCCGGTAAACGTTCAAACGGATATTACCCCAAATTACGATTTAACAACCATATAATACACACTATCATGAACATATTAAATAATAAAAAAGACCCACATCTTTTAAAAGCTGAAAGACCAGGGGTTTCGGGTTTAAACCATTTATGGGATGGGCCATTGGACATGAGTGGATACCCTATGCAAAAAGGTTCTAGCTCTGGCAAAAACGGAATAAAATTAAAAAAATACCCTTGTGGCTGCGATACAGCAGGTATGCCTATTACTCAAAAGGTTAAACAGACATATTAATATGCCATGAAACTATTGATAGAAGACATAAAGTTATATGCATTAAATAGTGCAACATTAGTTACAACAATAATAGCCCCATTGGAAACAGCATTAAAAATAATCCTACTTTTATTAAGTATAGGATATACTGGTCATAAATGGTATCTCATGAAAAACGAAAACAAAGATAAAGAATAATGGCTACAAAGAAAACACCGGCATGGGCCAGAAAAGAAGGTAAAGATCCGAAAGGTGGACTTAACGCTAAAGGCGTTGCTTCTTATAGAAAAGAAAATCCAGGAAGTAAGTTGCAAACAGCGGTAACAACTCCCCCATCAAAATTAAAACCGGGTAGTAAAGATGCTAAAAGACGTAAATCTTTTTGCGCTAGAATGTCTGGTATGCCAGGGCCTATGAAAAAACCAAATGGAGAACCAACAAGAAAAAAATTAGCTTTAGATAAATGGAACTGTTAAAAAGAAAAGACGGGTCAAAATCTCGTAGAGGATTATGGGATAATATAAGAGAGAACAAAGGCTCCGGTAAAAAACCTACAAAACAGATGTTGGCAGAAGCTAAAAAAATAAAAGCAAAAACTAAAAAATAATGGCAAACGTACCAGATACAACACGATTTATAGGATTTAGTAATAGAGTTAATCTAAGAGAAAGAAAGTCTAATGTTGCAAATGCAGAGTCGCAAGCATACACTATGCAGGACATCGCGGATACCACACGTCCTTATAAAGTATTTACAGCTTTGTTAAGCCAAAGCGGCGGGGATAATTTTGTTGACGTTTCTGGAGAAGGAGGAACAATTAATATGGGTGTTACGTATATTATAAATGAGAATCCAAACAATTATGACTTAGTAATATATGGAGCCCCTAATAATAATGAAGGAACATATTTTGTTGCAAATCAAACATCTATTTTAAATTATTCAGATTCTTTACAATTAACATACAACGCAGGGGCTCCTGTAGCAACAGTGTTAGAAAACACTATTGGAGATGTTTGGTTTACTTTTTTAGGAAATGGGACTTATGGTATTAATAATACAAATGAATGGGATATAACTAAAGTGTGGTATGGAACATCTGGTATAGGTGATACTGGGCCTATAAATGTTAATCCTGGAAGAACAACAATGTCTTTTGAAGGAACTAGTTTTATAATTGTTTGTTACAATAATGATTACACTAGTGCTATTAATGGACAATTAATTAACACTCCAATAGAAATAAGAGTTTATAACTAATAAATAATAATATGAAAAAAATTGTAGAAAAAAAAGACCGGAGAAAAATATGCTTCTAAAAAAGCCATGATGAAACACGAAAAATCAGAAGGCAAAAAAGAACAGAAAATGGAAATGAAAGGTAAAAAGCATCCGGTGTACGCTAGTAAAAAAGCAATGAAGAAAAAATAATATTTGTAAAATAAATTAAGCACGAGTGATAATATAAGATATAACACTTAAATTTAATTTATTATGAAAAAATTATTTATTTTATTAGCGCTTTTTGTTGGATTAAATGCATTTGCCCAAACAGAAAAATTCAAAGGCGTATGGATAGAAGACAAAACAGAGTCTATCCGAGTTATTAATTTTTCAGATACAAAAGATATTAGTATTAGGAATATTCATTTAGACCTCGCTTATAATTTTGATCAAACGGTTTTAGAGTTTAATGATACTGCCATTAAAACAAAATCGTATTATCCGGAAAACGAATGGACAGTATATATTACGTATACTTTAGAAGATGAAAACACATTAGTAGCTTCATACTCAGGAGATTACGTTGGAACAACCAAACATAAACGATTACATTAACAATTAAAGAATAAAAAAAATGGCTTATACTCAACCAAGCAAAATGAAAAACGGGACATTAGGTGTTAACAATACAACTCCTGGTGTTGCAGGTAATCCAAACAAAGAGGTTACAAAAAAGTATGAACACCGTTCAAAAAAAATGGCTAGCAACGTAAAAAAAGCAGGAGAAAATACTTTTGCTCCAATGGGTGTTAAATCCGTTATCGACCCCGCTTCCGGAAAAGCTGTTAATAAAGCAAAAGAATTTAGTCGCAAGGTTGTAAAAGATCCTGAAAACGACAAAGGTTATACCTCTGTATACGGCGAAGGAGGAAAAAGAGTTTTTAGAGGAAGGACTGGGGCAAGAGAAACAGAAGACTTCCTTAAAAAATCAGAATCAAAAGTTAAAGAGGTTAATGCTAGAAGGGCCAAAAATGCTGATGATTTAAATGCTGTAGGTGGGGACACTAGAAGCTGGAAAGCAGGCACCGAGAAAAAAGCTAAGGGGTTAGGGAATTTAGCAAAATAAAAATAAAATAAAAATCAAATTAAATATGAAAGAAGAAATCGAAAACAAAATTACTCCGGAATGGTTAAACAAAATTAATGATCAGCAAAGAGGTCTTAATATGCTGTTAAACAATATAGGAGTATTAGAGTCACAGAAACATTCATTGTTGCATCAATTAGGCGAATTAAATAAAGAGATTGAAGATACAAAAACAGAATTGGAAGGTATCTATGGATCCGTTAACATTAATTTGCAGGATGGAACTTATACTCCTATTGAGGAGGCAAAATAAATAGTAATGGACCAGGTTATTAGAAAAATAAGTATTGGTACCGATTACAAAGAAAATGCAATGCATTATTCTGTAGGGCAAGTAGTGTATGGGGGTCATGAGATTTCCCATATACTGTTTGACCCTATTAGCAATTCGTACAGTATTTATATCAAGAAAAGTGATGAGGTTATGCCTTGGAAAAGGTTTAACTCAAATGTAGCTATAACGGTAGAATATAATCTAGAATATTAATGCAAAGTATTTTTAACTTTTTAGTCAAACCAGTAGGGGAAAGGTACAATAATAAGGTTAAGGTTAAAGATCAGGAATTAATAGTTAACGCATCGATAGAGAGCTTTAAGTCTGTTAATAATCTAGCTGAAATTGTATCGGTACCATTGCATGGAGATAAAATGGGGTTGACAGTAGGAGACACTATTGTTATCCACCATAATGTGTTTAGGAGATTTTACGATATAAGAGGTAAACAAAAAGACAGTAGATCTTATTTTACTGACGATCTTTATTTTTGCGATCTAGAACAAATATACTTATACAAAAAGCCAAATGAAAAAAAATGGCATACTGTAGGAGAAAGATGTTTTGTAAAGCCATTAAAGAATATAGACTATTTAAAGCTAGATAAAGAACGTAGGCTTATTGGAATACTAAAATACGGAAATAACTCCTTAAACGAGCTTAAAATCAATCCTGGAGATCTCGTGGGGTATAAACCTTATGGAGAATATGACTTTATTATTGATGGAGAGCGATTATATTGTATGAAATCAAATGATATTGTTATTAAATATGAATACAAAGGAGACGAAACAGAGTATAATCCGAGCTGGGCGAAAAGCAGTTGAGGAATTAATAAAAGTTGCAGAAGAAGCTATTGTAGGTAGTGACGACGATTTAAGTGCTGATAGATTAAAAAATGCGGCTGCAACAAAAAAGTTAGCAATATTTGATGCTTTTGAAATCTTGAATAGGGTTGATGAAGAAGAAAAGTTGTTAAATACAAACGAAGGAGATGATTCTCCGGCAAAGCAGTTTAAAGGTTTTGCAGAAGGGAGATCTAAATAATGTACAATCAAGAATTATATTTGGTACTAGACAATTATATAAAGCCTAGTGTCATAAAAAAAAATAATAGATTAAAAAAATGGGATTATGGTTATAACAAGCAATACGATGTTGTTGTAATCAGCAAAACCGGAATGATTGGCGAAGTCTACGAAATACAAGGGTTACGAATAGCTTTGCCTTTTATAGAAAAAGCATACCAGAGATCAAAAAATAAAGAAGATCAATACTGGCAACAGTTTGAAGCTCCAAAAGAATTGCTTAAAATAAAAAGTGTATTCGAATGGAATAAAATGCCAGATACCTTTAAGGACCGATGGTACAATTATATTGATACTGAATTTAAATATAGAGATGAAGGATTTGCTTTCTACAATAACGGAAAGCCAACATATATAACCGGATCTCATTATATGTATCTGCAATGGAGCAAGATAGACGTTGGTGCGCCAGATTTTAGAGAATCTAACAGATTGTTCTTTATATTCTGGGAGGCATGCAAAGCAGATAACAGATGTTATGGAATGTGCTATTTAAAGAATAGACGTTCCGGGTTTTCTTTTATGTCCTCATCTGAATTAGTAAACCAAGCAACTATTGCTAGTGACGCTAGATTTGGTATACTCTCTAAATCAGGAGCAGATGCTAAAACAATGTTTACTGACAAAGTTGTTCCTATATCTGTAAACTACCCGTTCTTTTTTAAACCCATACAAGATGGTATGGATAGACCAAAAACAGAATTAGCATATAGGGTTCCAGCTTCTAAGTTAACAAGAAAGAAATTAGATTCTGTTGACAAAACCGAAGAACTAGAAGGATTAGATACTACTATAGACTGGAAGAACACCGGTGACAACTCTTATGATGGTGAAAAGCTAAGATTATTAATTCACGATGAGAGCGGCAAATGGCTGAAACCAGATAATATATTAAACAACTGGAGGGTTACTAAAACTTGTTTAAGGTTAGGTAGTAGAATTATTGGAAAATGTATGATGGGATCTACCTCTAATGCTTTAGAAAAAGGAGGAGAAAATTTTAAAAGATTATACTATGATTCCGACATTAAGAAAAGAAACCGCAATGGACAGACTAGCTCAGGATTATATAGTTTGTTCATACCTATGGAATGGTCGTACGAGGGATTCATTGATACTTATGGCCTACCTGTATTCGACACTCCAGCAAAACCGGTAAAAGGGATAGATGGAAACTGGATTGAATACGGGGTTTTAGAGCATTGGCAAAATGAGGTTGATGGTTTAAAAAATGATCCAGACGGGTTAAACGAATATTACCGTCAGTTTCCAAAAACAGAGCAGCATGCTTTTAGAGATGAAACTAAGCAATCTTTGTTTAATCTAACTAAAATCTACGAGCAGATAGACTATAACGAAGATTTAAGAAATACAAACATCATAACACGTGGTAGTTTCCAATGGGAAAACGGTATACAAGATTCACGTGTTATATTCTATCCAAATAAGGATGGCAGATTTTTAGTATCGTGGATACCACCTAAACATTTGCAAAATCGCGTAATAGTAAAAGATGGTATGAAATATCCAGGTAATGAGCACTGTGGTGCTTTTGGATGTGATAGTTACGATATATCAGGCACGGTTGATTCGAGAGCATCTAATGGTTCTCTTTCGGGATTAACTAAGTTCAGCATGGAGGATGTGCCACCTAATAGATTCTTTTTAGAATATATAGCCAGACCTCAAACATCAGAAATATTCTTTGAAGAAGTTTTAATGGCTTTAGTATTTTATGGAATGCCTATATTAGCTGAGAACAATAAGCCTAGACTTTTGTATTATTTAAAGAAAAGAGGGTATAGAGGATTTTCAATTAATAGACCTGACAAATTATACAATAAGTTATCTCCTTTTGAAAGAGAAGTAGGAGGTATACCAAACTCTTCTCAGGATATAATACAAGCTCACGCAGCGGCTATTGAAACGTACATAGAAAATTATGTAGGTTTAAAAGAGAACGGGTATGGCGATATGTATTTTCAAAGAACTTTAGAAGATTGGGCTAGGTTCAATATAAACAATAGAACAAAGCATGATGCCACGATTAGTTCTGGTTTAGCTATAATGGCTTGTAATAGGCATCTATACTATCCGGCTGTACAAACACAAAAACAAGCAATCTCGTTAGGATTTAAAAAATTTGATAACACAGGTTATACTTCACAAATAATAAGATAAATGATTTATACAAATAATAATAGCTCATTCCCAAGCCAGGTTGTACCTAATGCTGTAAAGTTAAGCAAAGAGTATGGCAAGGAAGTTGCAAATGCAATTGAGAATGAGTGGTTTAGAGGAAATAGAAATGGTGGATTAGGAGCCGATAGGTGGAGTTCTAATTGGAATCAGTTTCATTTACTTAGATTATATGCAAGAGGAGAACAACCTGTACAAAAATATAAAGACGAGTTAGCTGTTAATGGTGATTTATCATACTTAAATTTAGATTGGAAGCCGGTACCAGTATTATCAAAATTTGTTGATATTGTTGTAAATGGTATATCTAGCAAAAATTATGAAATAAAAGCATACGCTCAAGATCCTGTATCTGTTAAAAAGAAAACAGATTATGCAGCCGGTATATTAAGAGATATGATGGCCAAGGATCTTTTGTTGGATATTAAAAACAATTTAGGTGCTGATCTTTTTAATTCACCGGATCCGGATAATTTACCGGAAGATGCGGATGAATTAGCGTTAAGATTGCAGTTAAACTATAAAGAAGCTGTTGAAGAAGCCGAAGAAGAGGTTATAAACAATACGTTAGCTCGTAATAAGTACGAATTGTTAAATAGAAAAATCAATTATGATTTAACAACCATTGGTATCGGAGCAGCCAAGACCTATTGGAATAAAGCTGAAGGTATAAAATTAGAATATGTTGATCCTGCTAATTTAGTGTACTCATATACAGAGGATCCAAACTTTGAAGATATTTATTATGTTGGAGAA